GCGGAGTAAACAATATAATGCGATGTCCTAAATGCAATTCAATAAAAACAGTAAAGAATGGCGTTAAGATTTTAGTAACTGGTAATAGAACTCAAGAATTTAAATGTGTTGATCGTAGTAGATATTTTTCTGTGCAAATTGATGTTAACGTATTGCACGAATTGAAATTTGTTGAACCTGGGGATATACTAGAAGTCGATGGAGGTAGTGAATTACGAGTGCATGGTCTTACTGATGTGCATGTAGGAGCAGTAGAGCATGACTTCAAAAAACTTGACAAAGCTATCAAAATAATAGAAGAAGATGATAATGCTAGATGGTTTGGTAATGGTGACTTATTAGAGTTAATCCCCCCTCATTATAAGATTAACCAAAGAGGTCAAGATATACCCCCAGAAGAGCAATATCTAGAGTTTGCCAGGAGAGTAGACCCAATAAAAGACAAGTGTTTATTTATTAGGGGTGGCAACCATGATTACTTGCGCTCTTTTAATATCTTAGATTTCGATGTTTGCAAGGTGTTAGCAAATGAAATAGGAGTCCCTTACTATAGGATGCCTGGATACACAAGAATAAAAATAGGTGATAAGGAATATAAACTTGTATCTGGTCATGGTAAAGGTGGTGGCAAGAATGGGGATACAGAATTAAATAGCATGGCTGCTGTTTATAGTGAAGGTGATGTATTCTTCTTAGGTCATAATCATCAATTATATTGTAAGCCTATGGATAGTTTAGTTATAGGAGATGATAACACAGAGGAGATTAGGCGAAGATGGTATATTCGAGGAGGCTCATTCCTTAGTTACGCAGATTATGCTAGATATTCTTTTTATCCTATTGTAAGAACTGGGTGGGTTACTATGCAATTTAATGAAAGCGGTATCCAATGCTGGGAGAATTAAATAGTGACTAAGGGTGACTATGGTATGACTAAGACTTGCAAATGTCAACTATTTGCGATTGTATTCGTAAAATATTATATTATTTAGCGATTAGCTCTGAGGGATGATAAAAGTAAAGAGAGGGAATAAGCACCCAAAAGACAAGATTGTATTCGTCAATAATCATCAAATGACATATGAGGAACTTGCTAAGATATGTGTTATTTTTTGTACGAATGAAGATAACATATACCCTCCCCCACAATATAAAGGTGGTGAAATGTTAATAGAGTTTTTGAATGAATGTATGATAAACCGCACAGTTAACAAGGAGATTTTAAAAAAATACAATCTATGAAGAAAAGTAATACATATAGCAAACATGATTTAAGAAGAGCGATAGAAGATTTGTATAGGAATACACAAATGATTATTCAGAGACTAACAACAGTTGAGACATTATTCAATGAATATATCACTATGGAAGATACTGATGGGAAGTTTAAAGAGTTTTTAGATAAAAAATATAAGGTAGAGAAGCCAGAAACACTTAAAAAATAATAATAAGGTTATAAACTGAAGAAAACTTGACCATTTTTAGGTTATAAGCTTAAATTATGGGTGAATATGGCTAACATAAATTCCCAAAATGTCTCAAAAGCAGAAGAACACCTTCTTTTAGCTTATCAAGATTTAATCGCATTTGGTAAATTGTTTCTCCCTGGGGACTTTGGCAAATCAGAATCGCCAGTGTTTCATTATGAGATAGCTGATGCATTGCTAGAGCCTACAACAAAGGCATTGGCTCTTATCCTTCCTCGTAGCTCTGCTAAAACTCAGTTATTTAAAACATTTTTATTACATAGAATTCTATTTAAAAATCCTGATGAACTAATGTTTATGGCTTGGGTAAGCGACAACCACAGGAAATCAATCCTAAATCTTCAATATATTAAACAGCATTTAGAAACAAATGAAAAGATTAAATATTATTTTGGAGATATTGTTGGCACTAAATGGACAGAAACTGATATTGTAACTTCTACAAATGCTAAATTAATTAGCAGGTCTAATTTATCGAGTATTCGTGGTGAAAACTATTTGGGAAAAAGATATGATATTGTGGCATTGGATGATACAGAAAGCGAAACTAATACAGTCACTCTTGATTCGAGAGAGAAGATTAAGAACATTGTTTATAATGGTGTCAAACCTGCTCTTGATGTCGATGGGAGGCTGGTATTTGCTGGGACTCCTGTTCACTTTGATAGTCTATGCCAAAACATTTTAGATGGTTACCAGAAATCAAAAAATAAAGACGATTATACTTGGGACGTAATTCACTATAAATCTACTCAACCAGAAATGGAAGGTGGTGTGTTGTGGAACTCCTACATGCCAAGAGAGAAACTAAATCGGATTAAAAAGGAGTATCAACAGGCTGGGAGAATACATGGGTACTATCAAGAATATGAATTAGAAGTTCAGAATGAAGAAGAGGCTGTATGGGGTAGGAAATATATAAAATATCACGATGCTTTTTATACTCATGAAGATGGTATGAATTTTATAGTTATAGATGGTGAGAAAATTCCAGTAAATACATTCTCTGGTTGTGACCCTGCGACAGACATAAACACAAAAACATCTGACTTTAGCGTAATAATGATAGTTGCAATCACACCAGAGAATCATTGTTATGTTTTAGAATACGAAAGGCATAGGAGTATTCCTACTATTGCCCAAAGAGATTCTGATGATAATATTCTAGGGAAGAAGGGAGTGATTGATTATGTAATGGATATGCATGAGAAATATCATTGTTTAAGTAGTACGGTAGAAGATGTCGCTATGAATAGAAGCGTATTCCAATCTCTTAATGATAGGCGAAGAATTACAAATAAATTTGATATTGCTGTTATTGCTGAGAAACCTGGGGGGAGAGAAAAGCGTAATAAGATTTATTCTGGGCTATCTGGCAGGTTTAGTAGTGGTAGTATTTACATAAGAGAGAGTATGTTCGATTTAGTCCATGAGATAACAACCTTTGGACCAAAGATGGCTCACGATGATACAATTGAAACATTATTTTATGCTACTTTACACGCCTTTCCGCCAAGTGTAAAGAGTAAGGAAACTAAGGGTGGAATAAGACAATGGTTTAAACCTAAACCTAAAGCCAAAAATTGGATAACAGCATAAGTGGGTAGTTTGACTAACCACTACTAAAAAGGAAATAGATATGCCACAATACGAAAAATATGAAGGCGAAAGCCAAGAAGCAGCTGACGCCAGAATAGCAAAAAATAAACAAGTAAATCCCAGACAAGTAGCTAAACTAGATGCTAAAGAGCATCACTCCAGAAACAGAAGAGAAAGTAATGCAGACAGGGAAATGAGTTATGCCTATACTAATATGATTCATCATGATACGGAAGATTTAGAGAAAAAACGAGGAAGAAGTGTCAATTCTGCTATGAAAGTAATAGATGCAAAGAAAGAAGAAGAATACAATAGATTACATAATCCAGAATGGGCTGAAGAAGGTGTTCGCCAAGAACGAGGTGAATATACAGGTGGAGGGCGTCAGGAAAAAAGTTATTCTACAATGCTTAAGGAAGAAGGACATGATGTATATGATAAGCAATTTAAATATCTTATTAGTAATTCCCCTGAAGACTCAGAAATGAATGAGATAATAGGTTGGGATGACGGGAGATATGAAGTTGGTTTATATGCAGTTAGGACTAAGGATGGTGTGAAGTTTGTAGGAGGAGACACAGATAGATACCATGGATATGGTCCAAGTGGTAATCCTAAATATGAATCAAGTGCTGATGCTAAATATGGAAGTGCAAGACATCAAGTAGGTAAAGAAAAGTTTCTATCTTATGATGAGGCTTTTAAAATTTATAAAAGACAAGCAAAGAGAGAGAAACCTAGAATTGCTGAAAAAGTCATGAGTTCATTATCTGATTATTTCACAGAAGATGGAGATAAGTAAAATGGCAAAAACTAAAGCAGCTGATAGAATAAGAACATTATTTAATTCAGCAAATTCAGCTACAAGATGGCAATGGAAAAAAATAAATCAACAGGGATACGAGTATTCTAATGATAACCAATTATCCAGTGCTGATAAAAAAGACCTTGAAGAACAGGGTATGCCTACGTTTACAATTAACAGGATTAGTCCAGTCGTTGAGATGCTTAATTTTTATGCAACTGCAAATAATCCAAGATGGCAAGCCATAGGAAAAGAAGGAAGTGATAGCGATGTAGCTGCTGTTTTTAGTGATTTGGCTGAATACGTGTGGCAATTATCTGATGGTGATACAATGTATTCTAATGTTATAAATAATTGTATTACTAAATCTTTAGGGTATATGCTTATAGATATTGATGTTGATATGGATAATGGAATGGGTGAGGTTGTAATTAAACAGCCCGAGCCTTTTGATGTTTATGTTGACCCAAAGAGTAGGGATATTCTCTTCAGAGATGCTTCCTTTATTCTTATTAGAAAAATCCTTCCAAAGAGTCATATGATAAAACTATTCCCAGATTATGAGAAAAAAATTAAGAAGGCATCTAGT